CACGAGCTTCTGCAATTTCGTTGTTCTTTAATTCTGTGAAATAGTTATCCTTAGCAAAATCAAAGCGAATGTTATGGACAAGAACTTGCCATTCTTCTGGCGTCATAACACCTTTAAGAACAAGTTGCTTTTCTAACATCTTAACAAATAGCTGAGCGAATCTACTTCTCAAACGAATTATAAAACGACCAAACTTTAATTCATCACGAGTAATTTCTGTTGCTCTACCAATTGAGAATAGAGCATCTGAGTTAAGGCGAGATACTGGAACGTTAAGACACTGAAGGAACTTCTTCTGAAAATACAGAACGTCATCCATTTGTCCTAACGTTTGACCGCCTGGTAGGGTAGTAACCTCCGTACCTCTACCACCTTCACGACGAGGAAGCCAATAGTCTTCCAACATTGTCATGAACTTACGGTCGTCTCTAATTTCACCAGACTGAGCATCATAGATAAGACGGTTCTTATGCTTAACCATAATATCACGAACATACTGCTCTGCTTTAATTTTTGGAAGATTACCAACATCAATATACCAGATACGACGTTCTGGTGCACGAGCTAAACGATAGATAACCAATGCGTCTTCAAGAGTACGAAGCTGATTGAGAGCCTTAATAGCTTTATGAAGATAAGAAAGAACCATCGTTCCTTGGTTATCTGTTAAACCAGACACAACATGAAGAATAGAATCTTTAGCAATTCTTAAACCGCTAGTTGTTGGTCCTGTAGTTTTGTTACCGTAACTAAATCCCTTGTCATTGAAAATAAAATATTCATTAACAGTTTTAGTCATAGAAGCATCGCCAGTTGACGAAGAAGCGTCAATTCTTTTTCTAGATACTTCTCTTACTTTACGAATTTTTCTAGGATCAATATATCTTACTTCTTTAATTCCAGATTTTGGATCCTTGTCATCAATTATAACATGATAATATAAACGACCATCGATATACCAACGACGGTAAATATCATAAGCATGTTTATTAAAATCCATAATCTGTAAACAGTTCATGAACTCATCGTTAATTATCTTTTTAATCTGAGGAGAAATATTTAAAGCGTCTAAATTAATTGTAACGATATGCTTTTCATCAATTGACATTGATTCGTTTACAATTTCGTCAACGGCAGCATCACACTCAGGCTGTAATGCCATTTCGCGATACTTTGTTACTAACTCTGCTTCTGTTCTAACTGTACCATCAAGGTCAACATATGTACCAAACGAACCACCAGCTGCAACAACAACTGCCCCGTCATCAGTCTCTTTATGAGCAAATGAAGGAAGCTGCTGTTGCTGCTCTTTTCTCTTAAATTCGAATCCAAATAATTCTGCCATTTAAATCTCCAAAATGGAGGGATAAAATATCCCCCCTTTAATCATAATATTATATTTATTAAGCGCCCATTGGACCATCAACATCAGCAATATCAGCGTATGGATTAATACCGCCTGCGATCTTACTAGAAACTTCCTGAGTTGGAACCCAGTAATCGTAAGCAAATGTTACAGGGAATGATTCGATAGAATTTTGTGTATCCCAATCGAGAGCAATAGAACCAATTTCTGTTGGGAAAGCTCCAACGATAGCGTAAGATCTAATTACTTCACCGTCTTTAGAATATTGAATTACTTCTAAATCAGTCTTATAATTTTCTCCTGAAATTGCAGGATCACGAATATTAGAAACCATACGGTTTAGAGCGTTTGACCAAGCTTCGAACATAGAACGAACTGCGAAATCTTCGTCGTTCATTACGTTAACTTGCCAATCACCGAATGTGCGGTCGCCAGCTATCTTAATCTTACGTCCAAAATAAGGAACATCAAATTCGCCAACAGAAGATGCAGGAAGTTCTGCAGTTCTACAAACGAATTCGAACTTTCTAACTGATACTGAATTAATACCAATACCAGTTGGAACTTGTAGACGAACATTGAAGAGAGATGGTCTGGCGCCACCGTACACCAGACCGTTTGTTTTGAATGTATTAATATTAAATGGCATCTATTTTACTCCTTTGAGTTTTATCTATTTATTAGAACTTGCCAACAACTTCGGAGAATTGAACGCCAGTTCCAACAGCCACGAAATTCAACTGAATGAAGTTGATTGAACGAGCTGGTTTAATATAGATGTCACCAACAAACTGGTTGCTATCAATAACCTGTGCGGTATTATTAGTTTCGTCGCAAACTACATGGAAATCAGTAATACCACGACGACCCTGAATTTGGCGAAGGTAAGGAGTCACAAGATTCTTAAACTGCGAACGAGTGAAAGGATCATTAAATTCGAACAGAGAATATTTTGAAGCGGCAGAAATAGCCTTTTCAAGAACAATAAACAATCTGCGAACATTGATACGGTCAAATGCAGAAGGCTTACCCTGAAGAGTTTTATCACCATAAAGAACTGTACCCTTGCCAGGGAATGTTACTACTGGGTTAATTCCGTTAACGTAAATTAGATCGCGTTCTGACTGAGTAGGATTATAACCAAGTCTGATAATGTTCTTAATTTGACCGCGATTGAAACCAGCAGGAGACCACCAAGCATCGTTAGTATGATCTGTTCTAGCGCATAAGCCAGCGATATCACCATTTAGAGGGATCCAACGATAAACATCGTTATAACGATCGTACTGATACTTATAGCTGCCATCCATAACAGCATAAGAAGTGCTACGGATAGCTCCTCTCCAGTTAACAAGATTAGAAGCTTCTCTGCCTGTTGTGCTGTTATTAATGCTATTAATAATTAATGACTTGTCAGGAGAAACGAAAGCTACGCAATCTTTTCTAGTTTCGCAAATATTGTCGATAACATAATTTGCAATTTGGAAATTTGTAACAGTTTGACCATTAACAGTTGTTACACCACCAAGAGGACGACCTGTAAGAACAAGAGAAATATCAACTTCTTCAGGAGACTTGAACAAATCATAAGCAGCTGCAATTGATGAGAAAGAATTAGCATGAGCTTCATTATAACCATCTTGGGCGAAAGACATCTTAATATTAAGAGGCTTTGTTCCCCAAACAGCAGAGTTAGTTGTCTGGTTTGGATTTGTTACAAATAGAGCATTTGCAGAAGGACAAATATATCTATCATTAGCAACCCAAACGTATGCAGAACTTTGATTAATTACTTCCTTATAATAAGCAGAAGATCCGTCAATGTTCTTAGCGTCTGTAGCTCTTGAAAGATTCTTATATACTTCAAGAATCGAACCTGGAGTTCCAGTAAATAGACCATCGTCGTCTACAACTACAACATGAAGTTCGTCTTGAGCTGCGCTGTTGCCATACATTCTAACATAATTAGACTGACCTGGAGCAGCCTGAACTACATCCTTGAATTCCCAGCTCTTAGTAACTGTGTCAAGATATGTAGGTGTATGTAACTTATATGGCTCAGTAAAGTTAATAAGAACTTGATTGTTACTTGCTATGAACGTACATTCTCTATCTGCAGCTCCTTGAACAAGAATTGGATTTCCTGCAGGAGTTAATGAAACTGCGAAACCTGAAGTGTTAGCGTTTACAATATAATAATCTGTTTGCTTTTGTAGAGTTGTTATAGCAGTATTATTATAAGGATTGCCAACAATACTCAATGCAGTTTTAGTATCGTTATTAGCATAGAAAACTACATCATTATTTGAGAAAATATTATTGCATTGCATAAATCCAATAGCGTTATTAACAAGCGAAGAATTAGCTACTAATGATACATTAGCTGTTTGCGCTGTGTTGCTAGTACCAACCATTAATGGATTAGTAACAGTATTGGTTGAAACAACTACGCTATCAACAACTAATTGCTGATAACCAACAGTATTGTTTCCAACTAGTATTTTATCTCCAACGGAAAACTGACTAGCATAAGCTGCAGCAGCGGTAAGGTTACTAAATCCTGCAGCAGATGCAAAAGAATCTCCAAGTTCTACACACAAATAACCACCACCGTTTATACTAAAGCTAGTTGAATTGTTAATTAGTGCAGTTCCATATGTAGTGCTATTTGTACCAGTTACTGTAGAAGTAAATGCATTAGAACTATCGCAAACAGAAACTCTTAAAGAAGAACCCTGCTTGCCTGGATATCTTGCAATATACAATACGTCTGGATCAAAATTGCCATTCTTAGAAAGGAAATCGTTTTCATTAGCAACGATTTGACCGGAAAGATTAGTTACGATTGATCTAGAAGCATTAGTTCCTGTTTTACTTGAAACATAGTCACTGTTAGCGTAATAATTTCCAGTACCGTAATTAGTACCATCAATAGCTAAACCGTTGAAAGATGTTGCTGGATATGCGAAATGTAAAATGGTATTAGCAACAACAGTGTTTACTAATACAGCTTGACTCAGCATAATTGCTGTTGCATTAACAGAAGTTACAGTGATAGGCTTATCTGGTTTAGGAACTATTACTGAAGAATTTGAAGACTGTACAAGATACATTCCTGGGAAAATTGTACTAGTAAAATCACCACCTGCAGCATTAGTAACATAACTAGCGTTTCCAGCAACTGTATTTACTAATACTCTTGGTGTGGCACCAGTAGTATTTGCTGCACGAGAAACATAAAGGCTATTATTGTATGATAAAAAGTTAGCAGCGGTAAACCATGTTTCTGCGTTATAGTTAGTTGGCTTAGAAAAATACTTTATAAGATTATCTTCTGTGTCCACCAAAACTCTCTTACCAACTGGTCCCCATTGGAATAAACCAGCAATGGCGCCAACTGCAGTTGCAACTGTAGGAACTACAGTAGTAAGGTCAACTTCTGTTACATTTACGCCTGGACTTAATTGAATTGCCATCTTATTTCTCCTTTGATGTGAGAATCTATTTGATTCATTTTATTATTATTTATTAAAAGTCTTCCCTTAGATTCCACATCCAAGCATCCGGCACGAATTTCTCAACTTGATCAGTCTCAAATGTATCTCCTCTTCCATCATCGAAAAATCCAAACGGAGCCATATCCTGTTCCATATCTTCTTCAGTTTTTTCCCTCAGTGACATGAGGGTATTGATGTTTGTGTAATCCTTGAAATATTGCTGTTCTGACAACCAAGCAAACAATACCAAACACATAACAAGGTCGTCGTGTTTTCCAGATTCTGCCTCAAACGAATTTCCCTTTTTAGAAAAAGTAGACAACTCGTTTATTGTATGGAAATCATTAACAATAAATTGGTTTTGTTCTACTAACAATTTAAGGATAGAACAGCCAATTGATTTTACAACCTTAGTTGTTCTAATACCTTTATCTATATTAGCCCCACCAAATCCACCTGTAATACGTTTACCAGAACGACCAGCATTCTCAGTAAACAATACATGTTCATAACCAAAATCATAATGTAGGGAATGAGACACCTGTTCGCCAATATCGTTTATTTCAACCAGAACAGATGCATTATTATAAGCCTTGGCCACTCTGTGGATAACGTCTGCATAATCTATTGGTGAAATTGCATTATTGCGATAAACGCACGCCTGTTGATATGGCATTTTTGTTACATCAACAAGCTGAAATGCAGAATAGTCTAATCCCTTACCACGAGAAACGTCGCACACCATTATATATACATGTCCTTCTTCTGGCATAAAGTATTGAGTCAAACCATCTCGTTCAACCAACGATGGTTGGTGTACCAATTCTTTAAGTTTCCAACCAGCGATAAGCGTACCAGAGCTACCAAGGAATTCGCAATTATATTCCTGCTCGAACTTTTCTGTATCAAAGTTCATAGCAGCTAACGTGTCCTGACGCCAACGTTCATCACGACCAGGAACGTCTTGCCAATTAACTTTTATATACTGATACTGATTTCTTTTTTCCTGAGCGTTTAACCAGATACTATAAAAGTGGTTCAATCCGTTCGGAGTAGAAACAAGAATAATTTTTGATTCGTTACCAGAAGAAATCGTAGGATAAACGGAGGTGAAAAACTCATCCCAGTTTTCAATGAACGCTGCTTCGTCAATAAACAGAAGGTTGATAGAATAACCACGGATAGCATCAGTTGAAGTAGCAGCAGCAATAACACGGCTGTTGTTTTCAAGTTCGAATGAACCCTTATTCCATTCCTTGATACCCTGCTGCAACCACTTAGGTAGATGCTGGTAAGCAAGCTGAATACGACCTAGAATTTCTCGAGCGGTGTCGCCCTTGTTAGCGAGTAAGGCTACGGTCTTATCTTGATGGAATATAATGTACCAAAGAATGAAAGCACAGGTTGTAGTAGACTTACCTGCCTGTCTAGCCGTGGTTATAATATTAAAACGATTAGCAGCAAAAGATCTTAACATACTTTTCTGATAATCATAAAGTTTAAAATTTATCAGACCTTCATTGATACTGATAATCTTCATGTATGTTTCAGTAAAGTATACTGGATCTTGAGAACATTTAATATATTCTTGCACAAGATCGGGCGTCCATTCAATAGCTTGATTGGAACGTTTTAGGTTTATATTACCCTTATAACCTTTAGCAACTTCTGTCGACATTATTACTTCATTTTCATTTCAGCTATAACTTTTTGAAGTTCAGCTGTAGATCCTACAAATAGATTGTTCGTTACGCTTTGAGCCTTTTCGCTTATAGGAGAATCAGAAGCCTGTATTGATCTAATTTTAGTTTGTAGTTCAAGCAATTCTTTGTTAGCATTTACAACAGAATCCATAAGTTTAGCCAGAACTTCATAAGCTCTTGGATGTTGAGACTGTTCTGCAATTTCTGTTAACTTGAATATAGCCTCACTACCATTAGTAATTACTTCTCTGATATTCGAACGAGCCATATCAAAGTCAGCTGTTGCACTATCATCATGTGCAGCTGCTATAATAGAATTTACAAAATTATTTTTCTCAGGTAAACCTAATGCTTTTCCAATCGGATCATCACTCATCTTAATTGCTCATCGTTATATATTTCAGAAACAAACCCATAATCATCAGAAACTTCTATCTCATTATAAGGTATAGTTAAATTAATATCGTTAGTTGGTTGACCGTTAGCTGTTAAACCAGGCTGTACAGTAACACGTTCTCTTGGACTATCTAAACCAACAGCTTCCGCAAGATGACCGTCTGGTACAGATGGCACGTAGAACGTTGTATTAGCAAATTTAATAATACCAGATTTTCTAACAGGTCCATATACATAACCTTTTAACATTAAATCTAACGTCCAAATTATGGATCTTCTTTGTTTAAAATCTCCATCGTATTTATCTTCGTAAGAAACGTTGTTCAATATAACTGGAATATCCATAGTTATATCCATTTCTGGAATAAGCTTTACAGTTGACGTCCAGTCTGGTGTAAAATATGGCAGTATCTGTTCTATAATTTTAGTACCATCTTCGGCGTTCTTAGCATATACATATACTTTAAAATCAAAATTATATGGTACTGGATTATATTGATACTTGAAACTGTTGGCATCATTTTTTACTGAAGATCTACCAAGGGTATGTAATTTTCTAGTACCATCATATTTTATCTGACCCATTTCAAAAGAAATGATTGGTAATGTAGGAACAGCTGTTTGGCGTGATAATGTTGGATCTTGAGTAACACGGGCCAACATTTTATCTTTTGGTCCATAAGTTACAGGAACTTCTATCAACTCTGTTACGTTTCCGGCTTTGTCAGTTCTTGTTATTTTAAGGTCATTAAATAATGTTCCAACAAGAATAACATATTTACGGATAGTACTGAAATAAAACTTTTGACCGAACATTATATATTACCTTCCGTAAATGGATCTATGGCAGAAAAGTCTATAAACAAATCTGATTCTAATTGAATATCTTCATTATTAGATCCTTTAACTATTTCGCTCAATGTTAAAGCTTCGTTGACAAGGTTATAATTACCATCTTCTGTTACAATAGGAATAGCATCTTCTTCTGTTAAGATTAAATAATCTAGAACATTAGTGCTGAGTTTAAGTTGTAGAGAATCAATTTGCGGAACGCCAGTATTAAACTTCTCATTACTGTATTCAAATAGCTCACAAGTTAATTCCCATGTTTGTAATGCGCCGAGCTGATAAAACATTTCAAACTTAGAAACATTTTTAATTTGGAAACATTTATTGTTTAATGGAAAATAAATTAGATCGCCTTCGTTTGGTCTAAGCTGAGAAGTTACCGAAGCTACGTCATCTTTAAATCTTCTTTGGGCTACGGAGAACACAACTTGATCTCTAATTTCAACACCAAACTTAGACATAAAGTTACCATCACCACTAAACCCATCAATTGATTTAATATACAATTCTATAGGAATAGCTATATCATAACTTGATTGATCATCGGCTCCATAAACAGAATCATAATTATTAATTTTGCGAGGTATATAAAGCATGTCTTCGCCATAAATGCGAATTGCTTCGATTATTAAATTCTCAATAAGCTGTTGTTCTTGATATGATTTAAAATTGTTGAAGAAAAAATTTGTCGCCATTGTTATCCAATCATATCAATAATTGGTAAGCTGAAGCTCGTGATCATTTCTTTTTCAAGAGCAGCTCTTTCTGCAGTAGCTTCGTCATATATCTTTTGTCCATTAAATTTTAATCCGCCTGGCATCTGCATACCTTCAAACTTCTTAAGGTTAGAACCCCACTGTTGTTTAATTAAACATGAAGCATAATTCTGAAGCCAACGTTCTCCATAAGCCTTCGGATAAATTTCTGGATCAATAACTTGATATGCTTCGAGAATAATAAAATCACCAGCATTTACAATTTCCCAGCTCATATCTATATAACACTTGTTAATAATACGGTTATATCTTAAAGGCTGTTGTCCAACAAGCATCTGTTCAAGAAACTGAACATGCTGCATAGCCATGTAATATGGAACCATAGAAACTGATGTTAAAGTATAAAGATCGTTTAATGCGATCTGATAGCGGATATTAAATAGATTATTGGTATTAAGAGCCTGGCCGATAGGGAACATGTTAATAACGCCAATGATATTATCTGGCATTGTTATATAACGGTTTGCTTTATCCTGATTCGTTATTTGGTATTTGTAATATATTTTTTCTGCACCATCAAAATGATAGTCCCAATAATAACGAATAGCTTCGTCCACACGATCGTCTACCTGATCATTGTCAACGTTGATTTCAATGACAGGCTTTCCTAACTTACGTAGGCAATATTCTTTAAATTCGTCTTTTGATGTTGGAACTGCCATTTAAAATAAACCTTTTTATGTATTTATTTGATCTTCTTTTGAACCAAATGAAATTGGCTCCGGTTCATTAATGATAAATTCTTCCCAATTTTTAATAGCTTCATTCCAACTATAATATTTACCATCGTTTGGATAAGGAATTATTGGAACATAGGCGCAAACATTATCATCAAATATCCAAGATGGGAAAAGTTTTGGAGATATAAATGCATCTCTTTTTTTATCATAATAAAACCCAATACCAGCATATCTTTTTCGAAATTTGCCATTATAACTTGTTTGAACCCAATTAGTATTATTACCACATTGGGCTTTTAAAAATTCTATCCCTTTAGATTCTGTTTCTTTTCCATTCTCGTCAATAATATCTTTATTATCAAGAACGACTACATTTATTACAATATTATTTTCATCAATTTCTGCAAAGTGTGCCATTTAATATTACCTTTAACCAGTTTTATATTTAATTATTACTATACCAGAACCGCCATTACCGCCATTTGTACCATTACCGTTTCCACCATTTCCACCATTTCCTGTATTATTTTGCGCAGAAATTCCATTACCTGAACCATCATTAAAACCTCCAAGCCCTCCAATACCAAAACCTAATAATGCACCCATACTACAATTATATCCTAAACCTGCTCTAGTTGGATTTGTTGTATCATTTGGAAAATTTGGAGCAAATCCACCAGCGCTGCCACCACCACCGCCGTTGACTGAAATAGCGTATGCACCAGAATAACCTTGTGTAATTAGCCAATTAGGATCACCATTTGAACCACTACCACCTACTCCAGAAGGATAACCGCCGCCTCCACCAGAACCACCACTACCACCATTACTATTATTATAAGTATAAGCGCCTCCATAACCACCGCCATATGCAGTGAAACCAAAACCTGTAGTAGATCCTCCGTTAGTTGGAACTACAGTATTCCAAACGGCTCCTGTACCACCACCACCAATGGTTATAGGATAAGAAGTTCCAGCAATCACTTGATGCGCTTTGTATATTATACCACCGCCTCCGCCGCCACCTCCACCACCAACACCCCATCCACCACCACCGCCGCCTCCAATCATGAACAATTCTATCAATCCTGAATAAGTAGGAATAAAAGTTCCATTATTATTGAATGTGTGTATAGTATAACCACCACTAGTAGTTATGTTACCACCTGATCCTGTTGGCATAGTAGAAATAGCTGAAATAAACCAAATTTTAATATAACCGTCTGCCCCATTACCACCACTGCCTGAACTAAGAGATGTTATACCTCGACTACCACCTTTACCGATATAAAGATTAAAAGCTTGACCAGGGACTGGAGCTCCTGAATCAGAAATGTTTATGACGCTTCTACAATAAGCGCCACCACCACCGTACCCGCCCCAGGACCACGACCCATGCGCATTATCAAAATTCCCAGATCCACCACCTGCCCCTGGAAATTGACCATTAGCACCATCAGAATTATATCCAGTATATCCATTTTGTCCGTAGCCGCCATTCCAGGCTGTGCCACCTTCTCGGTATCCTAGAGGATTAGGTACACCTGCATAATTTAAACAATTTGCGCCAGAACCTTGGCCTGCAGAACCAGGAGTTCCAATTAATCTACCGCCAGCATTACCTGTAGTTCCTGGAACTACACCGCCACCACCTCCACCAGCAGTTATACTGAAAACTTTAGTGTCGCCTCCTGCTGTTCCACTACCAGCAGGACCCCAGTTAGCAGCTCCTCCACCACCAGCTCCCCATGCATCAATAACAATAACATCATAATATGGCATTGTGTCTGACATAACATATTGATTTCCTGTTAGAGTTCCCATAGAAGTAGAATAAGTTCTGAATGCTGCTGTATATATTGGATTTTTTCTTGTACCGTAAAAAAGATTCATCGCAATATTATTACTAGGGAAATTTCCAACATTACCTTGATCAGTATACCATGGAGTAGTTCGATAAGCGTTTAAATTATTACCTAATCCAAACTCAGTATTAATATCGCTTATTGATATTTGTCCATTTGTTTGTATCGCCATTATCTACTACCTTTTAATTGTTCAATCTCAGCTTTCAATTCTTTAATAGCTTCAACTAATAATGGAACAATTTTTTCATATTGAATTGTTTTGTAGTTTTCACCAGTTATACTGTTACCATTTTTATCTGTATCAAATGGCGCTTTTTGTACAGCTTCTGGTAATACAGCTTCAACTTCATCAGCAAACAAACCAACTAGTTTAGTTGACTTATCGTAACCAAAACTTGCAGCAAGATCGTTTGGTGTATATTGAATACCGTTTAAAGATTTAACCTTTTCAACAGCATCTGTTATTATAGTAACATTTTCTTTCAATCTTCTATCAGAATAGTATGCTGTGATATTTTGTGTTGCTAGAATATCACCAACGACTCCTAACGTAGAACCATTATAAGTTGTGCCAGTATAAGGTTTTGGTGTAAAATACCCCATAGCATAAGTTGTGTTTGATGCTAATACTGTGTTATGGAAATAAATTGAACCAGCGGCAATTATATCCATTTGTCCACCGCTTATACCAACACCATAAACGTTATTAGCACCATCATCATATAAACGAATTTTATTTGGTGTAATTGTTCCAGATGGATTGAATGCTGAAGGTGTGATAACTAATGGAGCCTTTGGCGAAGATGTGCCAATACCAACGTTGCCACTAGCGTCGATACGCATACGTTCAGAAGAGTTGACATCAAAAATTGCAGCACCACTACGAGTACCAACACGAATAATGCCTGAACTATCAGTCATCAATATACCAGAAGAAGTAGTTGATGAAGTAAGACGGGCAACATCACCAGAACCAGATACGTCTAATTTATATCCAGGCGAACTCGTTCCAATACCAACGTTACCGCCCTGACCATTTAAAATAAGCGGAGCTTTGTTTGTTGCCCACTGAACAGACTGAATATAACTCAACCCGTTGGTTTTGTCAGAGCCCATAAACAACGTGTAATCAGAAGAAGTTGTGCCAGTTAAAGTTTGAAACCCATGTTGCCCAGTTTCAATTGTGCTATACGACTGATTATTAAATGTTGTTAAAAGCGAATAAGGCGTACTTGTTCCGACTCCAACTTTGCCGCTGGAGTCAACGTAAAGAGCGCCAGACGGACCTATCGCGGTAATGCCGCCGTAAGGCTGCAATTCAAGCTTGCCTTTTGTGTTGGATTGATCGGCAGCTTCAAGATGGATCACATTTGTTGAGGTCTGACCGATGAGAAAACGTGTAAAGTTTGTTCCACCAGAATTGTTGGTGGTCTTGAAAAGTGCAATGTCATTGTAACCAGTCACATTGGCATTGCTGCTTACTTCAAGTTTATACCCTCCAGTTGGAACTGTTCCAATCCCCACGTTGCCGCTGGAGTCGATGCGCATACGTTCAGTTCCTGTAGCGTTTCTCCAAATATGATTAGGTCCATCGTAATAATTGTTTAGAACGCCAGAACCACTTGCAAGTTGGAAATAAGGAGCACCAGTATTATCCTGTAATGCTATAAGTGTATAACTAGATGCAGTTCCTGTTGCTAAATCAAATCTTGCATAACCTGTAGTTGTTGATGAAGTTTGAGATTTTACAACAGTTATATTGTTACTAGATGTTACAAGATTAATTGTGCCACCTGGTGAGCTCGGAGAAGTTGTTCCGATTCCCATGTTGCCGCTGGCGTCGATACGCATACGTTCGGTGCCGTTGGTCGTAAAGATCGTGGGTGTACTTGTTACGTTGTGTAATATCAATCCATTTGGTGCATTACCAAGTATCCAAGCCGAACCGCTTGAAGTAGAATTTACAGTAAATGTGGTATCTGTAGATGATGAAATATTCAATTTTGAATAGGGTGATGTAGTACCAATACCAACGTTACCTCCTGGAGTTGCTGCAAATACAATATTAGCTCCAGTAAAATCTGTATCTGCAGTTTTTCCAGCGCCAAGTCCAAAATTACTGGTGTTATATACATAACCCAAAGACCAAGCCTGATTGCCAGATCTTACCATATTAATATGCTGTCCAGAAGATGCCGGAGCGGTACTCATAAATGTACCATTATATGTTTGATCTGACGTAGTTCCTGTTGGAGCTGCTACGAAACGTGTAGTTTCGAAATTATTTTCTCCAATAAATTTCTTTTTAGTTCCTGATGCCGTGTAAACTCTTACAGCAGCAGTATCTGTCATATAGATACCACCACCATTAGTAGCATCAGTCCAACCAGTACCTCCCTGTGAAGTAAACCAAGAAGCTGCCGAAATACCACCAACAACAGTCGCATCATATGTTGCATAAATTCTAGACGAAGTTCCTTGTGTGGAAAACACATTAGCTACTGATAAATCATTAGGATCAATATAATAAGCAGTATTATCTAAATCGAAAAATTTCTTAGTATAAAAATTACCAGTAGGTACTGTAGCGTTTCCATTTACATCAATCGATAAACCTATTTTACCTGCTACTTGTAATTGTAAATTCGCATTAGCATCAGTTTCAGTATTTTTAATAACCATTGAACCTGAAACAGTTTTATATATTTCACCATTAGACTGAGCGCCAAGACCTGCAGTTGCTGCAGTTAATAGTCTTATACCTGCACCAGAAGTTCCAGTACCTTGCATATTTTGAACATCAATATATCTGAAACCAGCAACGCCGCCAGTAGAAGGAGCGGTTGATGTACTACCAACATAAAAATTACCAGAAGAAGAAAAAGATCCACGATCTATTGTAGTGCCAGTAGCATTAGTCGAAAATAATATACCTGAAGAACCTAAAGAAGCTAGTTTTAATCTATTGGTATCATAATCAATAGTTGCGAAAGTTGATGCTGAAGTTTGTAAAGATATAGAAGGAGCATTATTCGTAATATGTAATGTACTAGTTGGCGCTGTACATCCTATGCCAACTGCGCCATCATTTTTTAGGAACATCAAATCGCGGCGAGTAGATCCTGATAATCTTTGTACAAATAATATACCAGTAGAAGTAAAAGTAGTGTCTGATGTATTCCAAATATCTAACGACTGAGATCCGGATGCATTAGAACCAATAGCCATACCGCTATTGGTGTCAGGATAATTTGTGTTTGTTTTGCCATTAAAATAAGAAAACCCACCATAATGATAAGAGCTACCACTAACGGTAAATTTATAATCTGGAGTATTTGTATTAATACCAAAATTACCATTAGCTACATGATATGCTGCACTTCCAATCGTAACAACGTTTTGAGTAACTACAAGAGAAATGTTAACAGTTGCAGTTCCATTAACGTAAACGCTGCCGCCAGTAGTTATACCATTGGCAAGAGATAATGTATTACCAGTTTTTAAATATGCAAAAGAACCATTTGCTCCTAATGCACCATTATCATTAAATTGAACCCAAGTATCTGAACCTGCGACTGAAGATGGCGGACCTCCCCAATAAACATTTCCTGAAGCGCCGCCAGAAAGAAGAACAGATCCAACAGTTCCTTTACTACCACTTTTATCTGTAATAGTTTTTAATATTGTAACATCATCATAAAGATATGTAGTACCTTGTACTGATAATTTTGTAGTAGGAACTAAATTACCAATACCAAAATTACCATTGGCAGCTAATATAACGTAATCGCTATTATTAGCTCCAAGATATAAATGACTTGATGTGTTAATTGGTTTAACGTAACCATTAATATTATCTCCTTTAAGTAGGAGATTATTGGAATATAGTATTCCTGTGTTAACATAAACAGAAGAAGAACCAATGGCAAATGATGATGTACACCCCGATAGGTATGTACCATGAGTTAATATTGTTGAGTTAACACTAAAATTAGTATTAACTACTAAACCATTTTTTACTACGAAATCTTTATCTGCCATGGTTCACTATCCCCTATATGATTTTAAATTACATTATATAAAGGTAGTTCACAAAATTAATTATTCTTCGTTTTCTGAAGGAGGAGCTGCCTGCTGTTGAATCTGAGGAGCTGCCTGCTGTCTAATACTTTCTACTAACTGAAAAACTGCCTCGTAAGGCATACGCCCAAGAGCGTTCATGATAAGATTCAATTCATCAATATTAAATTCGAACTTCATTATATTTCTCCATTATTTTAGTTTATTTATGCCCAAGGGGGCGGAAGATGAATAGTTTTTGGTGCTACTAATTCATCAATTTGGTTAGAAATTTTCTGTTTAATTTCTGCAACTGTATCTTCGCCCAGAGCGTCTATAATCCATTGAGAAACAATATCAACAGTCAATTTATCAAAAGCAATATGTTTAGATTTATTATCATACTCTATTTCAGTTTTACTATGAAAGGCAGATTCTACTCCGTCTTCATTTGTTCCAACTAAAGACCAGTAAATAGCAGTTATAACATTTTCTTTATTATTGATTTTAGGATTAGCGGCAAACGTGTCTATTTTCCATTCATATGTAATTGTCATTTTATTTTCCTGATGTATTAGATGATACTGGAGTTAATTTAATTAATTGTTGTTCTTGGAAGTTATTGAGAATTTGAGACTCAATATCTTCGTTAACTGTTTTTTCATAATCACCAACAACAATATTTTTAATCCATTTAATAATGTCAGTTTCTTCCAGTTTGTCAAAATCGACAAAATTATCAGGATTTACAGAAGAGGTGTCGATAGGTGTTGCACCAACAAAAACTCCAGTATCCCCATATTGGGTTCTTCCAATTTTTTTCCAATATACTTGGTGTATAACATTTTTGTTATCACCAACGTCTTTAACTTTTACGTTGGTAATTTCCCATGTATAAGTAATGTTCATATCAGATCCTTTTTATTTTTATTTATATGTAAAAAAGCTTTACTTTTTAGAAAACAGGTAGTATAATTATATATGATTCTATGATATGAGGTTTTTATGATTGCTGTATTTGGTGATTCTATTACTGACAAGTACGTTTTTGGAGAGGTTACAAGGATCTCACCTGAATCTCCTATCCCTATTTTCAAAAGATTAAACGAGAAAATTTGCAAGGGTGGTGCAGCAAATGTCAACGAAAACCTGATCGCTCTCGGAAACAAGACTAGGTTTTGGACGAGCAACAACTCAACTAAAACAAGATACGTTTGCGATAATCATATTATCTTCAGAGAAGATGCTGAAGAATATGTGCCAAATCAAAACCTTTTAGAGTATACATTGAGAGATGTTAAATTTTGTATCCTATCTGATTATAACAAGGGATTCCTCCATAAAAGCCAAGCTATCATTAATTACTGCAAGAGTAAAGGTTGTAAAATAATTGTTGACCCCAAGAAAAATCTTGACCATTACTACGGCGCAGATATCATAAAGCTAAATGAAAAAGAGTTAGCAGAGTACAGTCTTTATGAACCAAAAGATTATAATCAAACTAGGAAATACTACAATATCGGTGCGTTGGTTATAACTTTGGGAGCTAGAGGCGTATATATTTCATCAGATGAATTTGAGGGTTTCATAGAAACAGAACAACATCAAGTTGCAGATGTGACAGGCGCGGGAGATGTGTTTATCGCAGCCATGACTCATTTTCTCGACAAAGGCAATTCTCTTTATGACTCCTGTAAAAAAGCTTGTCAGCTAGCATCGATATCCGTGACGAAGTTTGGTACCTACGTTTTGACAGAGGAAGATATCGCTCAAACCAGAACAGTTTTTACCAATGGTTGCTTCGATATCCTTCACAGAGGGCATATTGAATACCTAAAAGCATCCAAGAAACTTGGCGCAAAGCTGATAGTTGGCTTGAACTCTGATGAATCGGTAAAGAGATTGAAGAGTGAAAACAGACCGATAAATAACCAGAACGACAGAAAGGCTGTGCTGCAAGAGCTCAGTTTCGTTGACGAGGTAATTATCTTTGACGAAGATACTCCTTACGACTTGATAAAAAAGATAAAACCAGATATAATTACAAAAGGTGGTGACTACACGCCTGACACAGTCATCGGCAACGAATTAGCCGAAGTAGTCATAATTCCTTACATCGATGGATACTCGACGACCAATATATTGGAGAGAACGAATGACGTATGTGATTGAAAAGGGTTGGGGTAGAGAAGTGGTGTTTGCCGACACTGAACATTACTGTGGAAAACTATTGTGTTTCGATAAAGAAGGAAGCAAGTTCAGCATGCATTTTCATGCTGTAAAAGACGAAACTTGGTACGTATCCAAAGGATCATTCCTACTACGTTATATTGACACAGATACAGCGAAGATTATTGAAAAGGATCTAGCAGTTGGTGATAGTTGGCGTAATCGTCCTTTTATGCCACATCAACTTGAAGCTCTAGAAGACGATTCGATAATTACAGAAGTTTCGACAATGGATAGCGTTTATGATAATTATAGAATATTTCCTGGGGATAGTCAGTTATGAAGTATATGGTTGACATCGATGGAACGATTTGTTCTCAAACGGTGAGTGGTAATTATGCCTACGCTGAACCATTCGCCAATAGAATCAAACACTTTAATAACCTTTACGATCAAGGTCACGAAGTCCATTACTGGACAGCGAGAGGCGGTAGTTCTGGTAAGGATTGGAGCGATTTGACCAAACATCAGCTAGAAGTTTGGGGTGTGAAATATACCACTCTTAATTTCAAGAAGCCGAGTTATGATCATTGGATTGATGATAAAGCGCATAATGTAGAAAGTTATTTCAGTGATATTGGTAACGGGTAGTAAGGGTTTTATCGCCAAGCATTTTATCAGAGCAATCAAAGAACCTGTTCTGGCTGTTGACGATGAAATTGTTGGTAATGTGAAATCTTTGCCATGGAAAGATATTAAAACTGTATACCATATGGGAGCTGTTTCCAGCACAACGGAAACAGATATTGCTTTGTTGTATCGAAACAACATTCAATGCTCTATGGAAATATTTCATGAATGTTGTATCAGATATATCCCAATAGTTTACGCCTCTTCAGCTTCTGTTTACGGTAATTTAACCAATCGTGAAATTGAGCCGTTAAACGCTTACGCTTTATCAAAGGCTACAGTGGATATTGTGGCGAAAGAATATATCGAAAAGGGTATGGATATTGTTGGGATGAGATTCTTCAATGTATATGGTGATGGCGAAGATCACAAAAGAAATCAGGCAAGTCCCATTCACCAATTTACCAAACAAGCTAAAGAAACTGGGATAATAAAGGTATTTGAAAGATCAGAAACTTTTTACAGAGATTTTGTTTGGGTTGGTGATGTGGTAAGGTGCATTTTTGCACCTAAGTCAGTTGGTATTTGTGATGTTGGAACTTCAAATCCTATATCATTTATGAAAGTAGCTGAATTGATCGCTGATAAGTATAACGCAAAGATTTTGACAATACCCTTTCCAGAAAAATTAGAAGGTAAGTATCAGACAAATACTTGTGCTAAAAAGCACTTTGATTTGAATTTTATTTCTGTTGAAGATTATCTAAAGCACCATTCGTCTTAGGATGGTGCCCTTTTCTACAATCAAATTGTCTACATGCTTTTGGTCTATCTTCGTATATTGAACACTTGCCATCGATAAGCATAGCACATCCGCCTTGTTTATTTTTAAACATTGTAACAACGGGTCCAACAGTAGGATCAATAACAAAAATCTCTTTTGTTGCTGCCGTTAAACTTATTGGATACTTACCTGATGATACTTCATCAGGCGTTAAACTAGGTGCCAATAAAGAACAACATAGTGTACAAGAACCACATGGTACTTCAACTTCTGGTTCGTCGTTAACAAGGCAAGTTAAATTAACGTTATTTTTTACTATATTAAACATTGTTTTTAACAAAAAATACTTGAGTTAATCTTCCATCGGTTATATCTTTACCGAAGTAGTCGTTCGACTTATGATAAGCAGTGCCTGGATATAGGATCAACCTATTGAAAACATTACTTATCACATCAATTGGCTGGAATAGTTCTTTGTACAGCGTTTCATTATCAATTCTGTTTATTGTCTTCAGCGTATTATAGCCTTCTTGAGTAGCCATATACGCCTGCCATGAGTTAACATCATTGCAATGATATAGTGTAGTACCAGAATTTTCAGGCGGATTTGGGTTTAAATATAATATACCAGCAATATCTGTATCATTGTCTTGGTGAACCCAACTATCACCATCGTCTTCTATCGTAAGTTGAAAATAAGACTTTATTGATAAATTGTATACATCGTAACAGCGATTAACAATGGAAGCAACCTTATTTAAAGTAAAATTAGCATATTCTGGGTCAAGATCGGTTACATGCAACGTTCTTTTACCTGGCCAATCAGTGTGTTTGTTATACATTTCTGTATATTCTTTGGCATTGTAATATTTTTGCGAAGCGGCCCAATGTCTTACAACTCTTGGTAAAGGCAAAAAGTTATCAATTATCATAACTGTCATAGTTTTAATTCCTTAATCAATAAAAAAGTTCCATCCCCATGTGTAGCTATCACCGAACGTATAGATCATTAAAGTAATCCTTTAATTCTTTCAAGGGTGCATTCCAATTATCATATTCTTGCTGTCTGAGTATCAATGTATTATCTGAGTACCATGGAGTGGTATAACCAGGTAAACCCCATGTGTAATAGTTTAAAATAGGAACCATCACAATTGTTTGCTTTCCCATAGCAGAAGCTGCATGAGGGAGAGATGTACAGCTAGAAACAATTATGTCCATCTGATCAATGTAATCTAAGGTGTCATCCCAAGTTTTAATTTTATCTCTCAAGGAAATTACTCTAGGATCATCGATATCTTCATCAACATGAAATGAATAGATCGTAGCGTCTTTTGGTAAACAATCAATTGTTTCTTTTGCTGGTATTGATCTATGAAGGTCTTGATCATATTTTGGATTACCAGAACACTTTAAACCAACCTTCAACTTACCTTCAAGTTTAGGTGCTTTACGAAGTGGAGTAATATAGGGTCCATCCCATAATTGTTCTTTTTCCAATTCAAGAAAAGTTGGTGCTGCCATTGAGTATGTCCAAAGCCAATCTTTTCTAAAAAGATTCAAATTATCAATTATTGAAAATCCACAGCGTTTGAATATTGCAGCGACATCTTTTCTTGTAGTATATGTGACTGGATTCATTCCCAAATCTTTAAGATGCTTTTGAAAGCGAATTGATATAATTTCGTCGCCTATACCACCTTCCATACATAATACTATTGTTTTACCGGGTTGTGATATTCCTGACCAAAAATTTTCACTGGGAAGATCATACTTTTCCCAAATATTCAATTCTCTACCACCAAGCAATACTTTACGCAATCCATCTTTAAATACACCATTACGCAACTCATATGTACCAAGATTAAAATTTACTCTAATATCAATATCTTCTGTTCTTTTCTCTGTAAGAATTTTACGAAGTATATCTTCACCTTCATCTTTTCTATTCAGTAGAAAGTAAACCATAGCCATATCCATTCTTGTTGGATGGTCATTTGGCTTTACTGTAAGATTTGCTTTGATATATTTTAATGCTTCGTGTGGTTTATTAAGATTTAAATAAGCTCGTGTAATATTCGTTCGAATATCAAATTTTTGTTCGTTATTTAATGGAAGAGAATAAGCTTTAAATGCTAGTTCAAGACAATCCTCAAACTCTCTTAAATCTGCATACAATTTACCAATCAAATCTATAGAAAATAACTCTTTGCAAAAAGGTTTCATAATATCTAAAACCTTTTTTGCTTCTGCATTTTGTTTTATAGCTATTAAAAATTCAGCTGTTGCTAATGGATTATTCACTTTATCACCATAACTTTCATAATAATTTCTAAAATTACATTGTTTTGAGAACGAGCTATATAATCACACTGTTCATCTGGTATAGTCTGAAACATTTGTTGATAATACGAATCAAGAACATAATCATAATTTAAAACTTCAAGATTAACGCCATATATCAGACCAATAGGAGTTTCTGAACCACCATTTTCCTTATCAGCTATGTTTCTTTTATGAGAAAACATATCGATAGTATAAGGATATATAGGTCTTCTGTGTGTAGGGTCTATAAGAAATGTATCATGCCTTGGATGCGGAACCTTAATATCAATTATAGCTCCATCACAGCAGACTCTATACATTTCCTGAATAGCGTGGAAAAACCCTTCACCCAGATGCTCTAGTATGTGATGACAGTATATTTCATCAACGGAACTATCATCAAAAGGTAATCTATCTTTTTCTATATCACAAATATAATCTGGTTCGCAACCAGCAAAACTATCGATATTTAAAAAACCATCATAACGCTTATAACCAGAACCAATATTTAATTTGTACATAATATAACTCCATAATAAAAATTACCAATAATCTGTTCTAATAGCTGCCATTCCTTGCCAAGAATAAACTTGTTTCCAATTAGTACCACCAGCAACAGTTTGAACTGGTGAAGACCTATCTGTATTATCATTGGTTCCTAGATATCCACTGCCACCAGCTGACCCCCATACCCATAAAGTTCCATCTGTTTTGATTGCTGCTGTACTATAACCTCCACCAGTAGATACAGATTTCCAATTAGTACCACTAGCAACAGTTTGAACTGGAGAAGAATAAGATGATACATCATTCGTTCCTAATTGACCAGAAGAATTGTATCCCCATACCCATAAAGTTCCATCAGTTTTGATTGCTGCGGTTGAAAGTGCACCACAAGAAACTTGTTTCCAGTTAGTTCCACCAGCTATAGTTTGAACAGGCGAGGATCTACTAGTTCTATCGTTGGTTCCTAATTGACCAAGAGGATTGTATCCCCACATCCATAACGTACCATCTGTTTTTATAGCACCAACAAATCCTGTAGCATTAGGACAAATAGATACTTGTTTCCAACTGGTGCCAGATGCAACTGTTTGAACTGGCGATGATTTATCTACAGCAGTATTATCACCTAATCCTCCAGAACTATTAGCTCCCCATAACCATAATGTACCATCAGTTTTTAATGCCGCAGTCATCTCAGAACATGTTATTACAAATTTCCAATTAGTACCACCAGCAACAGTTTGAACTGGAGAAGACCTTGGTGTTAGCGTATTATCACCTAATTCTCCAGTAGTATTTACTCCCCACAACCATAATGTACCATCAGTTTTTATAGCACCACTAGTATAATAATTTATACTTGCTTGTTTCCAATTAGTACCACCAGCAACAGTCTGAACTGGCGAAGAATAATATGTTCTATCATTAGTTCCTAGACTACCATATTGATTGCCACCCCACACCCAAAGAGTTCCATCTGATTTAATAGCGCCTGTAGCACCACCACCCAATCCATTAACAGATAAACTTTTCCAATTAGTACCACCTGAAACTGTTTGAACTGGAGAAGAATAACTCGTGTTATTATTTGTTCCCAAAACACCTAAATTAACATTATATCCCCATACCCATAAACCACCTTCCGTAAAGTATTCTTTACGAACAAGAAGATCATCGGTGTCTATACCATTTATTTGAAAATTAGTTGTCATCTTTTTCTTTTAACCTAAACAATTGAATAGACCCATTAACAAAAGAATGAAACAACCATGGT